GCGCAACCGACAGCACGTCTGAGGCGCTGGCGGCAACGCCGAAAGCCGTTAAGGCCGCGAATGACAACGCTAATGGGCGCGTGCCGTCAGGGCGTAAGGTAAACGGTCGGGCGCTGTCATCCGATATCAACATTACTGCGCAGGATATTTTCAACGGTCAGACTGTTGGCATTGGCAACGCCGCCGACCTGAACGCCTACACCACGCCGGGACTGTATTACCAGCCAGCGAACGCGCAGGCACAAACAGGAAGGAACTATCCAGAGGCAAACGCCGGTTCGCTGGAAGTCTATAAGCACGCTGGTATCACGCAGATTTACCGGATTTATAACAGCTCCCGCTCGTACATTCGCACGCTTTACAGCGGGACGTGGTCAGCCTGGACAAAGCAATATGACGCAGCAAATAAACCGTCACCGGCTGATATTGGTGCGGTGAATAAAGCTGGCGACACGATGAATGGCGTGCTCAAGGCTGGCGCAGAAGTTCAGAGTACCAGTGCTAACAATTTCCGCATTGCTTATGGTGATTACGGCACATTCTGGCGTAATGACGGCAATCATCTGTATCTGATGATGACCAATAAAGGAGACGCTTACGGAGCTTATAACGCGCTTCGTCCTTTATGGATTAATTTGGCAACAGGTGCATTACAGTCGGGTACGCCGTTAACCGTTAATAATACGATTAATGCGGATAAAGAAGTTACAGCGGGCTATAGCGGTCCATTTGCCTGGGCTGAGCAGTACAAAGCGAAAGCGCCATTTTTCAACGCGTATTCAACTACCGCCACGAGTGAATACCATCCGGTAATAAAACAGCAGGCAACCATTGCGGGAAAAAACTCCTGGGCTTTTTCGATGGGTTCTCTGGTCGCGGGAACCGAACTTTCATGGCATCTGCACATGAAAGGCAGTGGCGGGTCAGAGGTTAATTTTAAATGGAACACTAACGGCGACTTCAACGCGCCGGGTCAGGTGAATCCGGGCAGCTATGCCAATTTCGATAACCGTTATTACAACAGAACAGAGAGTGACAGGCGATATTATACAAGAAACGAGAGTGACACGCGTTTCCAGCCAAAAGGCAATTACACCCCGGCGGGTCAGGCTTATACAAGGGCGGAGTCGGATGCGCGTTACGGGGTCGGTAAAACGACGACAGGCAATAACAGTGCTTACTACACGCATGGTAATGGTGCTGTATTTATGCAGTCTGTGAGAAATATTTCAGTCGGCAACAACGCCACTGTAACCGTGACACTGCCTACGTCGTTCCCTAACGGGATACTCGGTATCGGTTCGAGTTATTACGGTGCAGGGGGTAATAACTCCGCATCATTTTATCTCTGTTCGCCTGTCGGGAAAAATCAGGTGAAAATTGAAACCCATAACTGCAACGGAACATTTTATTTAAACGTAACGGGTTACTGATATGCAGAAATATTTCAGCAATACAGATAAAAGCTTTTACCTTGAGGAAACTGTCAGAATCTATGAAGAACAGGGTATTCCCGTTCCGTCAGACCTGATGGCAATATCCAATGCCGAATATGAAACCTTTATGGTTTCACCTGACCGGAAAGCGCCTCAGTACAATGTTGAATCAGAATGCATGGAATGGGTCGACATCGCGCCGCCGACCCGCGAGGAGGCTATCGAAAATGCTGAGTCATTAAAGGCGCAGCTCTTGTCTGTTGCAGCTCAGGCCATAGCACCATTGCAGGATGCGATCGATTTGTCGATGGCGACAGATGAGGAAATGGCGAGCCTGTCGGCGTGGAAGAAATACCGGGTTTTACTTAATCGGGTTGATACCAGTGAGCCTGACGAAATTGAATGGCCTGAATCACCGTTAACAGAGTAATAAAAAACCCGCGTTAAGCGGGTTTAGTCATAGGGGCATTCTTCATAGTCTTTTTCTGTTTCGTCACCGGCAAACAATCTGAGCCAGCAAAAGCCAAAGAGCCACCATGCAGCCAGACCTCCAACAATCCAGAGTAAAATCGTCATTATCGCTTCCTCGTTAATGGCGAAACGATAGCGACAATACCCATTCATTGATAATGGTTATCAGCGATCAATTAACCGTGATTGATCGCTGATAACGATCAATAGCCATTCCCGCACACCACAATCGGTCACTGTGCGTTGTGCTGTCACTCCCCCAACGGCCTTTCGTTTCTCACGTCCCGCACACAACAGAAAATAGTCGCACCCCTTAACCACGGAGTTAAACGGATGAGCGACTATCATCACGGCGTCGAGGTCATCGAGATTAACGATGGCACGCGCACCATTTCCACCGTTTCGACGGCCATCATCGGCATGGTCTGCACCGCCAGCGATGCTGACGATTCAACATTCCCGCTAAATGAGCCGGTGCTGATTACCAGCGTGCAAAACGCTATCGGTAAAGCCGGTAAACTCGGCACCCTGTCAAAATCCCTGCAAGCCATTGCTGACCAGTGCAAGCCGGTCGTTGTGGTTGTGCGCGTTGCCGAAGGTATTGAAGACCCGGACGACCCGGAAGCGGCGCAGAAAGAGACCATTTCCAACATCATCGGCACGACCGACGAAAACGGCAAATACACCGGGCTTAAAGCGCTGTTGACCGCCAAAACCGTCACCGGCGTCAAGCCGCGCATTCTCGGCGTGCCGGGGCTGGATTCTCTGGAAGTGGCGACCGCGCTCGCGGCGACGTGTCAGAGCCTGCGCGCGTTTTGCTATATCAGCGCGTGGGGCTGCAAGACCATTTCCGAAGCTATCGCCTACCGTGAGAATTTCAGCCAGCGCGAGCTGATGGTCATTCACCCTGATTTTCTGGCGTGGGACACCACGGCGAATCAGACCGATATTGCATGGGCGACCGCCCGCGCGCTCGGCCTGCGTGCCAAAATCGACCAGGAAACGGGCTGGCACAAAACGCTGTCTAACGTCGGCGTGAATGGCGTCACCGGCGTCAGTGCCTCGGTCTCGTGGGACTTGCAGGAGAAGGCCACCGACGCGAACCTGTTGAATCAGGCCGGTGTCACGACTTTGATCCGTAACGACGGCTTTAAATTCTGGGGCAACCGTACCTGCTCCGACGATCCGTTATTCCTTTTTGAAAACTACACCCGCACGGCGCAGGTGCTGGCCGACACGATGGCGGAGGCGCACGCCTGGGCGATTGATAAACCCGTCACCGCAACGCTTATCCGCGACATCGTCGCCGGTATCAATGCGAAATTCCGCGAGCTGAAAAACAACGGCTATATCGTTGACGGCTCCTGCTGGTACGACCCGGAGTCAAACAGCGTGGAAACGCTCAAGGTGGGGAAACTGTATATCGATTACGACTACACCCCCGTCCCGCCGCTGGAAAACCTGACCCTGCGCCAGCGCATCACTGATACCTATCTGGCGAACCTGTCAGAGTCGGTCAACAGTTAAGGAGCTCTGAGCATGGCATTACCACGCAAACTGAAATACCTGAACATGTTCAACGATGGCCTCAGCTACATGGGCGTTGTTGAATCCGTCACCCTGCCAAAGCTGACCCGTAAGCTTGAGAAATACCGCGGCGGCGGGATGCCGGGCTCGGTGTCGATTGACCTCGGTCTCGATGACGATGCGCTGTCGTGCGAGTGGACGCTCGGCGGTCTGCCTGACGTCGAGCTGTGGGCGCAGTACGCCTCACCGGGCGCGGACAGCGTACCGTTACGCTTTACCGGCTCATACCAGCGCGATGACACTGGCGCGATTTCTGCCGTTGAGGTGGTCATGCGTGGCCGTCACAAAGAGTACGACGGCGGCGAAAACAAACAGGGCGAAAGCGGCACGACCAAAATCTCGACCGAATGCGCGTACTACCAGCTCACGATTGACGGCAGGGAGGTCATCGAGATTGACGTCATCAACATGGTGCTGAAAGTCGACGGCGTCGACCGTCTGGCAGAGCATCGCAAGGCCATTGGCCTGTAACCCTCTTAACCGGTCAGTCAGGCTGGCCGGTCACTTAACTTTGACGAGAGCAACATCATGGAAAACAACATCGAAACCGGCGTTACAGAAATTGAAGTCACCGAAACCAAAAAGCCACACGTAGTGATCCTCGATAACCCCCTCATGCGCGGTGAGCAAAAAATCGGAGAGGTGAAGGTTTCAAAACCTAACGCGGGAACCCTGCGCGGGGTGTCGCTGGCCTCGCTGGCAAACTCTGACGTTGACGCGCTGATTAAGGTGCTACCGCGTATGACCTACCCGGCACTCACCGAGCATGAGATTGCCCGTCTGGATGCCTCAGACCTGATGCAGTTCGCCGCTGAGGTGATTGGTTTTTTGTCGCCATCTTCGGCTCGCTGACGTTCCCCGCAAAACTTTCGGTCGATGACCTGATGGCGGATATTGCGGTGATTTTTCACTGGCCGCCATCAGAGCTGTATTCCCTGAGCGTGACCGAGCTCCTCACATGGCGCGACAAGGCGCTACAGCGATGCGGAAACCACTATGAGCAATAACGTCAGGATCGAGGTGCTGCTTAACGCAGTAGACCGGGCAAGCCGACCGCTAAAAGCTATCCAGAACGCCAGCAAATCCCTCGCTGGCGATATCCGCACTTCTCAAAACAGCCTGCGTGATCTGAATGCGCAGGCGTCCCGAATTGACGGATTCAGGAAAGCGAGCGCACAGCTTGCCGTGACCGGTCAGTCGCTTAACAAAGCGAAACAGGAGGCCGCAGCGCTGGCCGTCCAGTTTAAAAACACGGAAAACCCCACCAAAGCGCAGGCGCGCGCGATGGAGGCGGCAAAAAAATCCGCCGCTGACCTGCAACTCAAATATAACGGGCTCAGGCAGTCGGTACAGCGCCAGCGCACCGAGCTTGCACAGGCCGGGATAAACACCCGTACGCTGTCGGCTGACGAGCGTCGCCTTAAAACCAGCATCAGTGAGACAACGGCGCAGCTTAACCGGCAACGTGAGGCGCTGGCGCGGGTCAGTCAGCAACAGGCGAAGCTGAGCCGGGTTAAAGAGCGCTATCAGGCCGGAAAAAATATGGCCGGTAGCATGGCGGCGGCTGGCGCGGCGGGTACAGGTATAGCCACGGCTGGCACCATGGCCGGGGTAAAACTGCTGATGCCTGGCTATTCGTTTGCACAAAAAAACTCTGAGCTGCAAGCCGTGCTCGGGGTAGACAAACAGTCGCCCGAAATGGAGGTGTTACGCAAACAGGCCAGACAGCTCGGAGACAATACCGCCGCATCTGCGGACGACGCAGCGAGTGCACAAATCATCATCGCCAAAAGTGGCGGAGATGCTGATGCCATTCAGGCGGCAACGCCGGTCACGCTGAATATGGCGCTGTCGAATCAGCGCTCAATGGAGGAAAACGCTGCCCTGCTGACAGGGATGAAATCTGCGTTTCAGCTTTCCAACGACCAGATCGCGCACATTGGCGACGTGCTGTCGATGACGATGAACAAAACCGCCGCCGACTTTGACGGGCTGAGTGATGCGCTTACCTATGCAGCGCCGGTGGCGAAAAATGCCGGGGTCAGTATCGAGCAAACCGCCGCGATGGTCGGTGCGTTGCACGATGCCAAAATTACCGGCTCGATGGCGGGTACGGGGAGCCGTGCAATCCTGAGCCGCCTACAGGCTCCGACCGGTAAAGCCTTTGAGGCCATCAAAGAGCTCGGTGTCAAAACCTCTGACGCCAGAGGAAACACGCGCCCGATATTTTCCATCCTGAAGGAAATGCAGCGCAGTTTTGAGAAAAACAATCTCGGTACCAGCCAGCGCGGCGAGTACATGAAAACCATCTTTGGTGAAGAGGCCAGCTCGGCGGCGGCGGTGCTGATGACCGCAGCGTCGACCGGCAAGCTCGACAAACTCACCGTAGCGTTTAAAGCCTCGGACGGTAAAACCGGGGAGCTGGTCAAAATCATGCAGGACAATCTCGGCGGCGACTTTAAAGAGTTTCAGTCTGCTTATGAGGCCGTGGGTACTGACCTGTTTGACCAGCAAAACGACGCTCTGCGCAAACTGACGCAGACGGCCACGCGATATGTTTTGAAACTCGATGGCTGGATCACCCGCAATAAATCACTGGCGACCACTATCGGTGTTGTAGCCGGTGGCGCACTGGCGCTGATTGGTGTGATTGGCGGGATTGGCCTGATTGCGTGGCCGGTGGTGATGGGGATTAACGCCATTATCGCCGCCGCAGGTCTGCTGGGAACGGTCTTTACCGTTGCCGGTGGCGCAATAGTGACTGCTGTCGGTGCAATCAGTCTGCCGGTGGTCGCGGTCGCCGGTGCGGTGGTGGCCGGGGCGCTCCTGATTCGTAAATACTGGGAGCCCATCAGCGCATTCTTTTCGGGCGTGGTGGAGGGGCTTAAAGCGGCATTTGCGCCGGTGGCGGAAATCTTCTCGCCGCTGACGCCGGTGTTTGATTCCATCATCGAGAAATTGCGCGGGGTCTGGCAGTGGTTCACTGACCTGATAGCACCGGTCAAGGCAACGCAGGAAACGCTGGACCGCTGCAAAAATGTCGGCGTGGCGTTTGGCAAGGCGCTGGCCGATGCGTTAACGGCTCCCCTGAACGTCTTTAACAGCCTGAGCGGCAAAGTCGGCTGGCTGCTGGAGAAGCTCGGGGTCATCAAAAAAGAGTCGGACGGCCTCGACCAGACTGCCGCTAAAGCCAGTGCCGCAGCCGGTGCGCAAAGCGGATCTTATATTCCGGCAACCTCTGCGTATGGTGGTTATCAGGCTTATCAGCCGGTGACGGCTCCTGCCGGAAAGACCTATGTAGACCAGAGCAAACCTGAATATCACATCACTCTACAGGGTGGAGTCGCCCCGGGCAGTGACCTCGACCGCCAGCTCAGGGAGGCCGTCGATAAACTCGACCGGGAAAATCGTGCACGCCAGCGTTCAAGTATGCGCCATGACGGATGAGGGCTAAAACATGTTAATGGTACTGGGTTTATTTGTGTTTGAGCGCCGCACGCTGCCTTATCAGTCGATGCAGTACTCAAAGGATTACCGCTGGGCGTCAAACGACCGCATCGGTAAACCACCGGCTTATCAGTTTCTCGGGGAAGGGGAAACCACGCGCACGCTCTCGGGCGTGCTTTACCCCGAAATCACCGGCGGCCGCCTGTCGTTGACGGCTGTCGAACTGATGGCCGACGAAGGGAGGGCATGGCCGCTGATTGACGGGACGGGCATGATCCACGGCATGTATGTCATCGACAAAGTGACCCGAACGGATAGCGAATTATTCAGCGACGGCGCGGCCAGAAAAATCGAGTTTAGCCTCTCGCTGAAACGGGTCGATGATTCACTCGCGGCGATTTACGGCGACCTGAAAACGCAGGCCGACAATCTGGTGACATCTGCCGGTAACTGGCTGGGAGGTCTGGCGGGATGATTACGGGTCTGAATGTTCAGGCCGGAGCGCAGATTGCTCCGGCGTTTATGCTCACGCTCGATGGCGATGATATCACGCAGAATTTCAGCGACCGGCTAATCAGTCTGACCATGACGGACAATCGCGGATTCGAGGCTGACCAGCTCGACATCGAGCTCGACGACACCGACGGGCTTGTCGAGCTGCCGCCGCGAGGTGCAAAACTTACGCTGTGGCTGGGCTGGCAGGGCTCAGCCTTGCTGAATAAGGGCAGTTTCACGGTCGACGAAATCGAGCACCGTGGCGCGCCTGATACGCTGACCATCAGGGGGCGCAGCGCTGATTTTCGCGGCACGCTGAACTCCCGCCGGGAACAGTCATGGCATGACACCACGCTCGGTGTCATTGTTGAGACCATCGCAGCGCGCAACAAACTCACGGCCAGCGTGGCTGACACGCTGAAAGCGATCCCCGTGCCTCATATTGACCAGGCGCAGGAATCCGACGCGGTGTTTCTGTCCCGCCTGGCTGACCGTAACGGTGCATCAGTGTCGGTGAAAGCGGGGAAACTGCTGTTCCTGAAAGCCGGTACCGGCAGGACGGCCAGTGGCAAGCCCATCCCGCAGATGACCATCGAACGCGGCGACGGCGACCGTCATCAGTTTGCGATTGCTGACCGAGAAGCCTACACCGGCGTAACGGCGAAATGGCTGCACACAAAAGACCCGAAGCCGCAAAAGCAAAAGGTGAAGCTTAAACGCAAGCCGAAGGAGCAGCACCTGCGCGCGCTGCAACATCCAAAAGCGACAAAAACCACGTCAAAGGCCAGAGCCAAAAAAGAGCAGGAGCCGCGCGAGGGCGCGTATATGGTCGGTGAGTCTGAGAACGTGCTGGAGCTGACGACCATCTACGCGACAAAGGTGCAGGCCATGCGTGCAGCTCAGGCGAAGTGGGACAAGTTACAGCGCGGAGTGGCGGAGTTTTCAATCTCGCTGGCTATTGGTCGGGCAGATTTATTTCCTGAAACGCCGATAGCGGTCAAAGGCTTTAAGCGTGTTATAGACGAGCAGGCTTGGATAATCAGCCGGGTAGTGCATAACCTTAACGGGAACGGCTACACGACGGGCTTAGAGCTTGAGGTTAAAGTGTCGGATGTGGAGTATGCTACAGAAGAGGTGAACAAATAAAAGCATTCTCAAATTGTGAAAATACGAGTATCATTCATTCACTTATTGTGAATCATGGGGTTGGTGATGTTCCATTGTCCGAAATGCCAGCATGCAGCGCATGCACGTACAAGCAGATATTTAAGTGAGAATACTAAAGAGCGCTATCATCAATGCACAAATATAAATTGCAGCTGTACATTTGTGACGATGGAGTCGGTAGAGCGTTTTATTGTTACACCCGGGACGATAACTCCTGCTCCACCTCACCCGACCGTTGGTGGTCAGCGGCCATTATGGCTGTGATAAATTTCTGCTAAGTGCCCGCCCTGTGCGGGTTTTTTTATGCACTTAGAAAAGTAGTGTTAAAAATTCACCGCCATTTCATCGCCACTCAAAATTCAGGTAACAAAAAAGCCACTCGCGGGAGTGGCTTAACTGGATGATTCTAAAGCTAAAATTTGGTGGCCCCTGCTGGACTTGAACCAGCGACCAAGCGATTATGAGTCGCCTGCTCTAACCACTGAGCTAAGGGGCCGTGGCGGTGAAT